ATATTTTATTTTTCATCCCATACCCACTCCCAAACTTTAGCTAGTATTGCGATTAGACAAACTCCTATAATTAAGGGTATAAGGATAATTATTTGAATTATTGATTTAAGGGTTAGCATAACGGGTTAAGACTTTATTGGAGGTTTTAGCGGTGGGAGGGAGCATATTAATTCTAATGTCATCAAACCAAGCATCCATAACAAGAGTAGCTGCACCATCATTTCCTTTTACTAATAATACGGGAGTAACATATACAGTAGTTGGATTTGTTATATTTGCTGTATAATAAGTCCAATTTGTAGTTGTTTTTACTAAAGTTGTAAGTGAGATTGTAATAAAAGCACCTGTTCTTGTTCTTGTTGTTATTTGAATTGTAGAACCAGTTGTTGCATCTCCACTTGTATAATTAGTTTTCATATAACCAGAAATTGGATAAGTAGCACCAGGTAAAGCTGGTATTCCATAAAGCAACATTGTGTTGGCTGAATTTGCAATATTAGGAGCTACTCCACAAGCTGTACCACTTCCAATAGCCCTTACTTTCATAGAGTATTTTCCAGAAACATATTGCGAAGAATCAAAAAAGGCAGATATATTACCAATAGTAGAATTTAGTTTATGAATCCCCCATTTATATTTGTCACTGTCACTACCATCAGCTGTTCCATTTATATATTTACCTCTCGTTGTTGTTTCTGCCGTAAAAGACGGTGCATACTCAAACCCTCCGTTCTTAATCTGATTAGTCAGTTTATACCCTCCACTTGCAAAGCAACTTACTCCATAGAATAATCCTATTGTAATTGTTAAGAATAATAGTTTTTTCATTTTATTTAATTAGTTGGTCTTTTTAAAATTACCTCTCCCCATAATGAACCATTAGCAGCCCAGGAAGAAAAAGATACTCTCATATAGCGTGAAGCAATCGGAGTAATAGTAGTATTTTTCATAAATGGTGCTTGTGGGTTACCAATCGCACCAGGTGTCCAAGAGTGCATTGTTAAAGCCGGAGTAGAAGTAGCAGTGGCGTTGTGCGTGACAACTGAGCCAGCGACTGAAGCGACATCTTCGTTATACCAATCAATATTATTATCAGAAAATTCTAGAATCCAAACTAAATTAGAAGAGGTAGTAGAGGCTACATATTGTAAATTCATATCAACCGATTCCACTCCATAAGTATTTATAGTAACCGTAGAAGTAGCAGTTGCTCCAGCTGTGCCAATAGAAGATAAATAAATTTTAGTAGTAGTAGCTGAATTGCCAGTTAAATATATTGGCGCATCAGTTTGAAAGACTCCGCCGAAAAAAGCTGGCTGGTTAGTTTTATAGTAATAACCAAGGCCGACTACAATGGCTATTCCTATTAACCAATAAATAATTTTTTTCATAATTTTATTTATATAAATTATTTAATTAAGTTCATAGCTTGGCCCCTATAAGGGAGCCAAGTATATCCTCAATTATTCAACAAAATGATATTTAATCTTATAATCAGCAACAAAACCTCTGGCTGTAGAAGTAGCATTTTCACAAGTTGCACCAGTACAAGTATTATTAGCGGCATAAGTATTAGTTAACAAAATACCGACATACTCGCCAGCATCAACCGGAATAGCGCTAACTCCGTTAGTGCCTTGATTTTCTTCGCTATTGACTAATTTATTAGCAGTAGAAGTAGCGATTGTATAGCTATCAATTATTTCCGCGTAAGGATTAGCTGTCGCACTAATAGTAGCTGATGAAGAAGTGGCAATATCTAAAGTATAAGTACTGGAAGCAGTACCATTAATATAAACTTCGCCATAATCTACAAAAATAGTGCGGCCGGTATCATTAATAAAAGTAGCATAATAGCTACCTAAAGAAATTGTACCGGATTTCCACCTGGTAGAAATGCCATTGATAGTAATACCATCAGAAAAATTTGGTGAACCAGCTTGAATCCTGGTTCCGCCAAATTCATCAGCAACTACCGGAGCTTCATTGACATTAATATTAGCTCCATTTTCCGCCACATATTTAGGAGCCGGACCATTATAAGCGATAGTTATAAAAGTGCCAATAGCTAATAAACCGATTAAAACAATAACAATTCTTGAGGATAATAATTTTACTTTATACTTTTGTATTTTTTTCATAATACCTCAAATTAATTAATTATTGCTTAAAAGGCATCACTTCTAATCTCAACATCCAACATTTCGTAAGCTCCTTGGTAGAAAGTTTTAACACCAAATAAAGTAATCGGTAAAACATTCATACCCCATTTGCCTGCGGAAACAGTGGAAGCCATTTCTACTTTAGGTTCTTGCTGAATAACTACATCAATACATTTATTTCTACCAGCCAAGCAATGTTGTAATTGGTGAGTGGCGGTAAAGACATCGTTAGATTCAGAACAAGAAGCAGTAATGTAGGAACCACCTTTGATTCTAATATCAATATAAGTAGTGCCATCAACGGCTACCCAATTCTGCACTTTTCTCTTATTAGCGGTTGATAAAGATACATAATTAGTATCATCACCGACACCGCCAGCATTAATCAAAGCTACTAAGTTATCAATGGTGACAGCCAATGAAGTGGTCTGCAAAACATTGCCAGCTGCTGTGCCAATCACAGATTGAAAAGTAAAGGTAATACCATCTACTGTCAGAGTATCTTCATCTGATGGATTATCAGCTGGTGTCCATCTAATAGAACCAGTTAAATTATTGGATAAATACAGCTTTAAACCGGCATAAGTGCCGATATTGCCATTTTCTCCAGTTTTATCTCCCAGTAATGATTCCTTACCGGCAATATATTGCCATAAAACATCAAAAAATTGGGGAGAAATAACCATAAAGCGGTCGCTTCTGGGGACATTTAAGACATCTAATTTTCTATTAATTTTACCAAAAACATTTAAAATATTAGAAGTAGTCAGTGTAATGCCGTTACCAGCTGTGCCGCCAATATCCAAATTTGTTAATCTCTTTTTAAGAGTGATAAGTCATTTCTGCTTATCTCTATATATCTCTATATAGTTCAGACTATATCTTTAGACTTTCGTCTTGTTTGGCATATAGTCGTTGAGGGTTTCTTTAAAAACCTTAGAAAATTGTTTTTCTTTTCCGTAGGTTTCTCTATGACATTTTGTACAAAGTGTTATTCCGTTTCCAACCTTTAAACACTTTTTTATATTATTTGAAAGTGAATCAATATGATGTGCGTGTATATCACTTGTTTTATCTCCGTGAGCTTTACTTTTTTTACTTCTATGTTTGCATTTTTTACAAGTAAATTTATCTCTTTGAAAAACTTTTAATCGCCATTTTTTATAACATTCTGAAAATTTTAATTTATCTCTGTCAGAACTTATACCACCTTTCCAAAACCAATGTTTTTCTCCAGTAAAATTATATTTAGCTCTACAACTTCTTGAGCAAAACTTTGAACGAGCCACAGCATTTTTATCTCTATAATATTCTTTGCCGCATAAAATACAATGTTTTTTTACTTGGCCTCCTACCCAATTGGGATTATTTTTACCAAGCCATCTTTCATTTATTTTTCCCTTATTCCAAGGTATTAATCCTTTTTTAAAACATCCTTTATTAATTCCATTTTTTGGTATTCCTTTTGGCATATAAATATATTTATTTTATATTTATATTTTACCAGCTGTATCTCTTATGTCAATAGATTTTAAAGACCTTCCCTGCTGATTGTCCCTATTTTTTAGATTATTAGGCAATGCCTACTAAAAACTTAGCGGGATGTTCCAGCATATAGCCAAATTTTATGACAGCAATATTTTCTTCACCGTCATCTATCGTATCGGAAGCACTAAACACTTCGTATAAGAACCTGGCATCAATGGCATTAGCCAATCTTTCCGCTGCCTCATCTGCCCATAAATTAACTGCGCTATATTTGTTCTGAATTTTATCTACATTATCAATGTAGAGTAAGAGTCCTTTAACAATATTAACAGTTAATTGGTTGGAAGTGGCAGTTAAATCCTGTGCAGTCAAAGCAGTCCCCTTAGTGTAGGTTTCTACTGTGACATCACTTCTATATGGTCTATCTACAATTTGGCCGTCAGTTAAGGTTGCCTGTTCTTCAAAACTAGCTATGCTTCTAAACACATTGGTCTTATAGAGTTTATATCCCATTCTTTTGGACCAATAAGTCGCGGACATAGCTGTCAGTGAATTTGCCATAAAAAATTTTAATTATTAATTATTTTTTTTCTTTGGCTTCCATATAAGCAGCATATTGGGCGAACTCATCCCGATTTAATTTGGCGACTTCATCCTCAGTCATTTCGTCATAATTGACGACTGACTGTTGGGCGCCGCCCCGTCCGCTTTCTGCGGTTTTTTTGATTTCAGTATTTTTATTTTTATTTCTAAAATCATCAATTCCTTTGAAAATTACGGACAATGGCGTCTTTGCCATTTCCTCGGTATAAGCGTATTGCCTAATCTTTTCCTTAATGGAAGTCAACTCTTCGCCTGACAAATCTCCGTACTCGCTTTTAATTAAAGGCATAATCGCCTCAAATTCTTTTTCAAACATTTTGTTTTCAAATTGTTCGTGGCGCTCCTCTTCAATGGCGGCTAATTTTTTAGAAATATCTTCGGGCAATTTAATTTTTTTGACAGTTAAATCAACTATCTTGGAAATTAAATTTTTATCCACCCCGTATTGCTCGGCAAAGGAATCTAATTCCTCATCCGGCAACTGGGTTTCGCCCTTAGTGACACTTGCCTCTTTAGCCTTAGCCAGTTCATTTAAAAGCTCTTCTTCCCGCTTCTGCCACTTGGACTCCGCCACTTTATGCTGCCAGGCAGGCATAAACTTAGGCGTGCGTTCAAATTTTTTATCAGCTTCTTCCTCAGTAGAGGTGTCAGCTGTTTCTTCGGCAGGCGGTACTTCTTCTTTGGTTTCTTCGGGCTTAACCTCTTCTGTTTTTGGCTCTTCTTTTTTTTCAGAAAAGCCTTCTACGAAGTGGCCTTGAGCCTCTAATTCTCCAAGAATTTTCTTAGTTTCCTCATCCAGGATTTCAGGGGAGTCTTGAATCTCCTCATTTTTTTCTTCTGTCATAAAATTGTTGGTTTTTAGCGGAACTCTAACCGTTAATTATTAAGTAGGTAATTAACCTTGTCTGGTTTTTTGATTTGAAACTCTAAACAAATATATTAATTTATAATACACTGTAGCGTTTTAAGGCTGCTTTCATTGCGGCCTGTTCATCACCGATAAATTCTTCATAAGCACTTTTTTTTCGCAACGCCCAACCGCCATCAATGCGGTAAATGCCATCACCTGGCTTAGATTCATTAGTAGCGCCGAAAACATCTTCGGAGCTGACAGGCACAGTAGATTTTTTCACAACTGGGCTTGCTTTTTTTTTAATAATTTTTTTCATAAATGTATGTTAATTATTTAATATCTTTTTTCTTTAAAGATTGAGAAATGGCATAGAGGCCGGCATCCACCCACTGGAAGAATTGGTTGCCATCGCGGATGCGCAGTTCCAAACTCTCGGATAACTTGTTTAAAAATTCATCAATAAATCTTTTAAAAGTGGAGTGGCGTAATGCGTGCTTGACTACCTTGGTATTTTTGCCGTCAGCCGAGCAAATACGGTTAATCACCACTTTATCCTTATAAGCCATTATCAGTTTATCGGTTTGCGGGTCGCAAATGATAACTAAGTACTTACGATTGGCGTGGATGAAGTTACCAATGCGCGTATCCTGCTTGCTTTTAATAGCTTTAAAATAATTTTTTAAAAGACCAGGCAAAGTTATAATCCGCTGCCACTTGGTTTTAGGAATGGTATCTACCACGCTGCCATCCGCTAAGATTTTTTTTTGTTTATCCATAAAATTTTATTTAGTATAACGCCTAACTTTTTTTCGCTTTTTAAAACTGCCATATTTTTTAGCCCAACGGCTGGCAATCTCCGGATGAGTTGCCCATAAAAATTTCTCTTGTTGTCGTGATTTGAAAGGCATATTAATTTAAGCTGTCCTTGCCGACATAACGCTTTCTTAATTTTTTATATTTATTTTCTGCTCCAGACAAATAGCCAGGTTTGACTTTTCCTCTAGTCACATTTTTTAAACCAGGCAATTTTTGCCCCATTTCAAAATCACTCTTGGCTTGCTGATACTTGCCATAAGCCTGACGCAGTTCCTGGGTTTGGTTGATAGCGTCATAGCGTGATTTTTTTTTTATAATAAATCCTCCCTTATTGCGGGATTCATTATCTATATAGTTTTTATTAATAGCCATAATTTGACATTATTAATTAAATATATTGTGATATATTATCTTCCACTTCATTTTCTATTCTATTTTTAGTAATTTCAGCACTTGACAATTTGTTAATAATCTGTTGATATATGTCTTTTTTACTGAATAGAACACATCTTTGCAATTCTGTCAAGTCCCGATTAGTGCATAATTCCTTATCTATTGACAAAATCTCATTTTTTAGTTCTAATATAAAGATTTTCATTTCCGGATGATTAGCCAATTCACTCCTATCATAAGATTTTTTCCATTGTTCCTGCCAATGGCCAATCATTTTTTGGTCGCGCGTATCTTTAAAAACTTGGCGCAACTTATCAAATTTTGCAAAAATATCTAACATAATTATTGATTAAATAATTGGGAGCGCTGATTAGTGCCGCTATCCGTATTGGCAATCGGCTTGCCGACATTCATTCCAGTTTCACGGGTGGGCACTTGCTCTATGGGCATTGCCGGTACTGGCTCACCAATATCAGGGGCAATCCCAGTCTGCATTAAGTTCTGAGTTTGACCCTTCATCGCCAAAATATTCATTGCCTTTCTCACCATATTTTCCTGAGCAAAGGGCACTTCAGCCTGCAAATGAGTCATTATCGCCTGAAACTTAGGCATATCTTCATCGCTATCCAGTTTGTCATAAGCAAAATCCAGGTGCTTTTGAATATGAGCGGTGGTGGCACTCCTGTTGGGCTTGACTTCCTCGCCCGCTAAAATACGCTGCATTTCTTCAGCCGCTTCTGCTAACGATTCTTCATTGCCTTCATTTTGCGTATCCAGGGCAATTCTAATTTCTTCCGGATTATACTCGCCATTTTTCAAAATTTGCTCGGCTACCCACTTCTTATTTAAAATCTGGGCATATAAAGGATTATTAAGAAGCATTATTAAGGCATCCACTCTGCGTTTGCTCTTGACTTCATTAGCTTGATTTTCCGCATCCGAAGATAACACCACAATATCAAAAGGTGTCTGGTGCAAATCAAAATCGCTCTTGGCCACTTCATCCCACTCTATGCCATTTAAGCCAATCAGTTTAATGGCCTGGGGCTCGCTCAAATGCTCTATAATTCCATAATAATAACGCTGACCCAGTTCAGCATAACTTTCCGTATAAGATTTATTATACAGACCCAAACGGTCAGCTACCTGCTGCAAATCTCCGTAATAAACACCCACAGCTACATTCTTGTCGGACTGGCCTTGGGCAGATGGCGTAATGCCGGTTTTTTGGCCTAAGAAATTATCCATATATTGGAAAAGGTCAATCGTGCCCGCCACTTCCGGAGTTTGAAATTCATAAATACCAGCCCCAATTTGCTTAACCCCACCACTGGTATTGGCTTCTACCAAGCCATCCGGACGCCACTCCAACTGCGAAGGGTCAGGAAAAATATCAGGGTCATAAGCTCGCTGGCCAAAATTTCTTTTCTGCCGATTATCCAGAGCCTGGTTAAAAATAATATTCATTGCCTCGGCTACGGGGCGGATGTCATCCACCGGTGCCTTAGACCAAAAATTAAAAGCGTCTTCGTGGGTCGCCCAAGAAACAAAGGGATAAGTATTGGATTTAAAAACATCTTTTAATTCTTCAGCTCTAATCCAAGTGCCTGATTTCAATTCAAAAAATAAGTAATAGCGCTTATTTTCAAATTCCAAATAATGCTCCACTAAGGGAAAAACATTCTGGCCAACAAAAGCATTAGTTTCCACATCCAAGCCAAGAGAGGCAAAGCGGGAAAGTTTTTGCTTATAGAGCTCTTGGTTTTCCTTATGGTTATGAGAATCCGTGTCAGTAATGATTTGATTGATTTGTTTGTCCGAATAAAGACCACTCTTAGCGCCCGCCTTAAGTTGGGCTTCGGTGCGAAAAATATTCATCTGGCCCAAGAAGAGGTGGTTGTCTAAATCGCCACCGCCTTGAGGCTCGCAATAAAAATCATTATGGTCAATAATTTCCAGATTGGACTTATAGCCAGGCTGGCTCTCGGCATAATACTTATAAATCGCCCGTCCGGAAAAAATAGCCAGCTTCTTGGCCCAGCGGTCTTTTTTGCTCCACTTGCCTGCGGTAGCCGCGCTGTCTTTCAGCCACAAGGCTGAAGTTTTTTGCGAGAGTTTTAAATCCGCTTCCTCGCCTTTTTCAAATTTAATCACTGGCGGATTATCAATTTTACTCATTAATGTATCCACAAAGCCGGAAACAATCGGCAAAGGAATATTAAAACGCCCTTTTAGAGCCGGTTTAGACACGCCATTATAAAGGTCTTCATTGACGCTAATATTTTTTAAACGCGTTTGTTTAAACTTCACGCCTGCCTCCAGTTGCTTTAAGGCGATTTGAGTTAATTTATCCGCTAAATTAGAAGCTATCATAAAGTATGTTAAATAATTAAATATTCATTTTTAACGGGGCGGTTGGATTCTCCGCCTTCGTAAGCAGATATGGGTTGGTAAGCATTTTGCTTCCAAGTTTTTCTTTGCGTAGTCGGACGCTTGACAGTCAGCTGGAAAGATAAACAGTCAATCAAATCCAAATATTTGCCCTTAGGAAATTGCAAGAGCTCTTTTTCCAAATCCTTCATCCAGTTACGATGGTAAATTACGCCCGTACGGTAGAGAGGCACTAAACCGCGAATGCGCCGTTCCTTATCTTTGTCATCACGAAATTCAAAAAGGTTAAAAAATTCTTTTCGCCTGCGCATTTCCTCATCCACAAAATATTTTAAAGCCTTCTGGTAAGCCCAAGACTCAATATAAGTGTTGATTTGCGCCTGAGCATACATCCGACGCATATCAACATACATTTTGAAAATGGCATCCACCAATTCCTTGGGGTCTAATTTCCCCGTAATATAATCCAGAATATACCAGTTGGGGTCTTTATCCGCCTTGCCCACGGCTACAATGGCGCTATTGCAGGCGTCCTTGCTTTTAGAAACAGCGGGGTCAATGGTAATGTCAATCCTAAATTCGCGTGACTGGCGATGGACTAAAATATCTTTTTCTTCAAAGTAATGGAAATACTCAAGTCTAAAATCTTGAGTGTCAGCCGCTACCGGCTTTTGCTGGTAAATGGCGTTAAAATTTTTATAGCCCAAGAGTTCTCTGGTTTCCTCTAAGGAAGCTAAATCAAATTTCCAAGGCCACAAAGCCTCGCCTTCTTTTCGGTAATCTTCATCATTCTCGGCAATAGCTGGCAAGCACATCACTTCCCATTTTTGTATTTTGGAATTTTTATTAAAACCTTCAAAATCTTCAATCTCCAATAACCTACCGGCCAAGTCGTCCAAGTGCCAACGGGTAAGGATGATAATAATAGCCGCGTCTTTTTCCAAACGGGTATAAGCCACTGTGCGGTACCAATCCCAAATTTTAGTGCGATAAGTTTCGCTCTCCGCTTCCTCGGCATTTTTAATCGGGTCATCAATAATAAAGAGATTGGCGCCTCGGCCGGTAATTGCTCCGCCTACACCGACTGAGGTATAAGTGCCGCCACCGGAAGTTTTCCACTTGGCCTTGCTCTTCTCATCCGGCTGCAACTGCATTTTAAAAATACGATTATAAGATAAATCATTTACCAAGTCGCGGGTTTTAGAACCAAAATCTTGAGCCAAGTCGCTGTTATAGGAAGCGGTAATAACTTCCTTTTTAGGATTTCTGCCTAAATACCAGGCAGGAAAAATAACAGTAGAGAGCTGGCTCTTGCCGTGGCGCGGAGGCATAAAAATCATCAAGCGCTTTAATTTGCCTTGCTCCACCCGGGCTAACTTTTCCATTATCAAGCGATGGTGCCAGTTAATCTGGTAGCCAGGATGGGTGAGAATGGAAAAAATCTCCAGTTTATTCCTGGCTGCTTCCTCCAGCATCGCCACTTGACTCTCCTGCCGGTTCTCCTTGACTATCGGCTCCACTAGCGGGTTCTGGAACTGGAAAGGCTGGTTCGGTGCCGGCTCGTTTATGGGCTTGTAAGATTTCTTGGGCTGCATATAAAATTTGTTCTTGGGTGTAAACCTTGTCAATGCGGGTGGTTTCCACCTTATCCACCGGCTTATAGCCGGCTCTATCTAAAATATCTTGATTGGCCCGCAACTTAACACTTTCGTTCTTGGCTTTTTTAGAAATATCTTCCACCCTTAAAATCGCACTACCAGCAATTTGCTCCAAGTATTCAATAACAGCTTTTCTTTTTAAGCAATAATTGCCCATTACTCCAGCCGTAGCCATCATCTTATCTCTATCAGTAGGTTTAATATCATAAGCCTCTAAGGCGGCACGGGCAGGCGAACCGGTACGCAAATAAGCCTGGGCAAACTTAGCCTGCTTGACAGTGATTTTGCGATTATGTCTGGCCTCCTTCATTTTCTCATAAGCAATAAAAGGTAATTTAGCGCCTGTCGGCACTTTTTTTATTCCTGGTAACATAGAGTTTTGTTTATTCTCATTTGCCAGCCGAACTAAGGTCAATCCGACTGGCTATCCACCTTAAATACGATATGGAAAGAACACGGCTTAAAGGGGAATATGCAAACCTTTCAGCCGAAATGACAATAAAAAAAAGCCCTAAAAAGAGCCTGGTCTTACCAGATTAGATAATTTTTTATTATTTATTTTTTTGTCCTTGTTAGGAGGACGCTTCTTTCCCATAGGGCAAGAAAGATTTATAAGACTATCCGGACCAATTAAGGGTAACCATAGCAAACCACAAAAAAGATGCCTTTTTTATAACTTGGCAAACTACCAATTAATCAGTCTGGATAATATTTTAAACCTCCCTAATTATTATAGCCTGATGAGTGCAAGGCAATCAAGTCGTAGTTAATTGCATCAGGCTATTCATTTATAATTGTCTAAAAATAAGACAATTTAAAACTTCTATCTACATTATATCACGCTTTTTAAATTTTGTCAAGGGGGTAGCTCTAATAAATCTTTTTGGGCTAAAGTTAAAGGTTTTTAACTTCTGTCGCTTTTTAATGCTCCAATAGACCTTGAACCAATAATTTAAAAAAGGCTTATTTAATTCTTGGCATTCGTTAAACGCAAACTTAGCTGTCCGCTCATCCAGCTTACATAACTTGAAAATTTGCCCTAATTTGGCGCTAGGACAATCATTTAAGTACTTTTTGATATCTATAGCCAAAACCTGCCAAGAACGCGAATTTGAGCCTCCTGTGGCTTTTTTTCTCGCCTTAAACTCCATTGGCCTACCCCGCATTATATCCAAAATACTAATTGGCTGTGGACACTCCCTATTTATCATAATTATTAAATAATTTTATATACATATCCATATACTCTTTAGGCTTCATTGCATCAGCGCAAGACTTACAACTCCACCACTTCCTAATCGCCAACCTCTTACCGGTAGTAATAAATCTAAATCTTCCCGGCAAATATTCCACACGATAACCATCCTTAACCCATTTCTCCTTTCTATAAATAGGTTCCTTATTGCAAATTGGACAAATTTTTTTCTCCATAAATTTCAATTACTAAATTACAGACTATCTTGGCCATACTAAGTTTTTGTTTCTTTTTTTCCTGCCTTAGTAACTTATATATCTCATCAGTCACATAAATCTTATTATTTAATTTCAGTTTTTCCTCTCTATTATATTTATTCATATATATTATATATAGCTATATACCGTTGGTAACCTTCGTGCCGTTCCATTCCCTGTAATAGATGTTATAGGGTGATACTATTCTACTGTGTTTTGTTTGTTGCTCTACCTTATGGTAAGGGGTCTTGAGAAAAGGTCTCAAGTCCTACCCGTGTCGTGAAATTAATATAATATTAACCTCTATTACCTATCAGTATATCATACATTTAAAATAATGTCAAGGATATTTAGTAATAATTTATTCTTATCTAATATTAGAGTAAATATTATATTTATAATTTTAGCAAATGTGCTACCTATTTGTGAAATATTGTAGAAATTGGGGAGGGGGAATATAGAAAAAAAATTTTCCAAAAAAGAAAGGTGGGGGGGGTGGGGGTGCTATATTAATGATTTAATTAATGATTTTTAGCTATTTTTTTAATGTCTATTAATGTATGTTAATAGACACAAGCTAGTATTTAAACTAATGTTAGGTAATATATATTAAAAGATATGTATATAAAGGCCTCATATCTATAATCCTGTTATATTTTAGCGCTATTCAGGTTATTAAAAGGCAATTTAATAAAAGAATTATTAATAATTAAAAGATAAGTCCAGAATATTGTGGACTTAAATGGGGGGTAAATACCACCAGCGCTACCCTCTTCTTATTTTTTGCCCATCTTGCCCAAATCCTTTAAATCTTGACTAAATCACGATTTTATGTTCTCTTATAGGCCTCTAAATGCCCTTTAAACGCACGAAAAACATTTTTGCGCTACTTTATACTTATAATTTGCCGGAACATAAAAAAATTATTATGTCAATATCTTGACTTATTTATTAGATGTGCTACAATATAATTATGTCTTAATAATACTTTACGCCTTGCCGTTTATTTATCACTTACTTCATCCGGCCAACAGAGGAAATAGATATTTAAACGGCTTGGCGCGAGGTTTAAAAATAACTTACTAAATTTAAACTTATGATAATTGATTTAATACAAAACAGGCAAGATAATGAAAAAAATTATAATGCAAAAATATTTTATAATAATGTTATGCAATATTATGATATTTTTTCAGAAATAGTAAGCCCAATAGCAACGGCGCTTGATAGCGGTGAAGAGGAGGACATAAAAATAGAATTAATTAAATATATAATTAATAATGATTATAATTTAAAATTTATTAATTATATTTTAAAAGTAAAATGGCTAAATAATTAAAATAACATTATGGAAATAATAATTAAATTTAATAATGCTATTGGCGGTTATTGGGACGGGGGGAAAAAAAATACATTTATTTTTAAACCTTGGATGGAATTATATCCTGATAAAAAATTTATAAAATGGGGGAGCTGGGAAGCGAATTTCTATTTTTATTGTTCTTCTGGTAAAACTAACAAATTATCTATTAGCTACGCCGTTAGAAGAATAAAACATTTTTTAAAAAAATATCAAAATGAATATTCAATAATTATTAATAATTAAAATAACATTATGCAAAAATTTTCTAAAAGCTGGAAAGATTATAAAAAGAAGAATGATAAGGTCGGCATTTTATCTTTTTTTATTCTTATTATTATTATTTTATTATTAAATTTACTATAATTATATGGACTATAAACAACAAGCAAATGATTTTTTGAATAAAACTAATACTACAATTTTAGTTAAATTTAAAAAATTAGATAAATATTTTATTAATGACAAGGAAAACAGATTTGTTTTTGAAATTAAAATGATAAAAAATAATAGAGAGTATATTTTTAGTTTTGGTGATAGTATAGCTAACAAAGAAAAAATTTATCTAAAATATTTTGGCGAGTATAATAATTATGTAGAAAAAAATATTTTAAATTTATTAAAAACAGGTGAAATTAATATGTTTTCGGGTATTGGTCGGGGTAAATGGAATAAATTAGTAAGATTTAAAAAATATATTGATAAAATTAAAAATTGGGACAAGGCAGGAATTGATGGCCGGCCGGACAATTATGATATTCTAGCGTGCTTAAATACTTATGATGATAATATAACGCTTGACGATTTCGCCCGGGAATATGGTTATACTATACCGTCAGAAGCTATTGATATTTATAACAAAGTTAAAGACCAGATTTTAAATTTAAAATTATTATATAATGACGAGGAGCTAGAACAACTAAATAATATTGATTAAAGACTATTGTTTTGTTTATACTTGTTATATATGTATTTTTATTAATTAATAATTAAATTTATGAAAAAACAAACTTCAAACGCATTTAATAAAAAAATTTATTTATTGGGATTTGATAAAGATGGGGTTTATTATTGGTTAGAAGCGCCAAAATGGGATTTTGGTTGGTATTGGGGTTTTGGTTATATTGAAAATTATACCAATAATAAACATCCTCATTTAGCTAAGAATATATCAAGCCACCAGCACGCAGACGGAGAATATAAAGTAGAAGATAAGTCAGACACTAACTTATTTACAGGAAATTTTTTAGTAGATAAAACATTTTCCGAAGAAGAAGGATGGGAATTAAGGGAATTGTTTAGTCAATTTTATCATTTAAAAGAACAAACGGGATTTTGGGGAAGAGGTAAAATGAATATTGCTGATACTGAGATTGAAAACTGGAAAAATGAAGATTTAAAAGACAAAATAAACAAAAAAATGTTGCCTATTATTATGGGAAGAATAATAAAAATTTTAGGAACTAAACTGATTGATTAAAGACTATTGCCGGCAATTTTTGCCGGTTTTAGCGTTTAATTAATAGACGGCACTTTAAAATTTATGAAAACATTTACTAATTTAAAGAAAGATTTAATTATTGGCAAAGGCATTAAAATGACTTATAATAAATTATTTAATGACAGAACAAATAATTTATTAAATAAAGTTAGATATATTATCAAAATACAAACTAATGGAGTATATCTTTCAGAAGATAAAAATGCAAGTAAAGGAAGTTTTTTGGAATTTCCCCCCGCTTCATTAATATCTTATGATGGAGAAACTTTAAAGATTTATGAACCTATTTTAAGAGAATTGACAACAACAGAAAAGTCTATTTTAGATAATGAGCCGTCTAACAGAAAAGAAAACGAGCAATTATCTATTAATGATGTTTTGACTGATGGAAGCCAAACATATTGGATGGATAAAAAATATTATAATGACTTAAATGCTAATTGGAGATGGGGAGAACATAAAGGTTTAAGATATGATATTAATAACCGCAAAATGTGGGATAATAAAATACTGGGAGATTTATCTTTACAATATACAATAATTAAATAACTTTAATAATATGCTAACTTATAAAATAAACAATCTTTATAATAAGATATTAAGATTTGAGCTTGAATTATCAGAAAGTATGGAAGATTTAAGAGGTGAATACAAAAATAATAAATATTATAGCATTATTTACAGGAATTTAATATCTATTAAAAAGCAATTAATAAAGTTAGAAAGATAACTTTTTAATTATCTGATATAACTTTTACTTATATCACACCATTAAAAACTACATTAAGCCGTCGTGTAGTTTTTTTTGTTAGCGCCGGCTTAAAAATTATATAACAAGATTAATTTTTTACAGGGAAAACAGGGATTTTTACAGGGAATTTAACCCCTTGACAAATCCAATAGGTGTGCTACAATACCTTATAGTTAACTAATTAACTAACTAATTAAATAACTATATGAAAAAAAGACAAATTAATAATGCAGAAGAAGCCAGGCAATATGCTATTGAGTGGCAAAGCTGGATGTTCAAACAGAACTTATCTTATGGTGAGTTAGCCGAGTGGCAAAGCTATTTTCAAGAATTGGCAGAAAAATATGATTTAGAAGAGGAATTTAACATAAATGGGATTATTTAATTAACTAACTATAAATTTATGTCTAATTATCAAAATGAAACAATAAATGAAGAATTTAGCGAAGTCATTAGAGAAAAAATGACACCAAGAGAATTTTGGAATTGGGCAAGTGGTTGGATTGATGTTGATTTTATATTAGAAGAAGCAGAAGAGTGGGACTTAGAAAATAAATTAGAGGTAATTAAATCATTTAAGAGAGGGGATTATAAATAATTAACTTGACAAAATTATTATTTGTGCTATAATAGTAATACGGGAGTGGATAACTAATTAACTAATTAACTTTTATGATGAATTATGATAGTTTTTTGCCGATAACAAGGCAAAGTAAAGATTTAGTAAATTTTGCCAAAAATCATTGTCAGCGCAAACAAATCAGTATGTCGGAACTAATTAGAAGGGCTTTAACTCAATATTTACTTAAAAATAAATAATATGAAAATGGGAGTGCTAAAAAATCAAGTATTATATTGTTTAGAACAATTCCCTGAGACTAGAAACTCCGATATTAAACTAACTAACTGTATTTGGCTTACTTATTACAGGGATTATTTAACTGAACTTGATGGAGAGCATTATGTAAAATTGCTTTCCCTTTACGCCTTACCTAATCAAGATGATATTAAAAGAATTAGGGCTAAAATCCAGAATAGGGAAAAAAAGTATTTGCCTACTAGTAGCGAGGTAGCTAAAAAAAGGCATTGGCAAGAAGAAGAGTGGCGAAGCGTCTTGGGTTATAATCCGGAACTTCGCACCATTTAATTAACTGAATAAAAAAATATGGATAAATTAAATAGGGAAATAAGAGATACAAATGTAGATAATTATTTGAAGATGAAGAAAATTAGAGCTTGGGAGAAACCCTTAACTTGGGAAGAAAAAGTAGCTAAATTTGAAAATATGGAATTGATTAGTGATATGAATATTGAATATGCCAAAGAGGGCAAGAAAATGACTATTAATAATAAAGGGAAAATTTGTGTTATTGATATTAAAACTAATAAAATAATTGATTAATATGTATTGGCTTTATCTTATTAATAAAAAAACGCAAGAAGAAACTTATAGGGAAATCAATGAAAATTATCTTAATAATACAGGGGCTTGGGATTTATTCTGCTTGATTATGGATATGAAAAAAGAAGTGGATTTATTCCAGCCACCTAAAAAAAAATATGAGAAAAAAAATTAAGATTAAAAACTTAACTGATAACAAATATCTGGAAGCAACTGATTTAATTGTTTTGGATAATTGGAATGATATTGATTATGAAGGGGAAGCGGAAAGAGCCGGAGCTAAAAGGTTGGGCGATTATAGTTTAAGTCATTAAAAATAAATTTATGGACAACAACAAAGTATTTGACGCTGATTATTCTAATAATACAGCGATAGGAAAAAAGGCGCGAATAGAATATATAATAGATGAACCAATGAAAAAAGCTATGGAAGAGTATAATGAAGCCTTAATTAAATTGGATATAGCTGTTTCCAAAATAATTGACAGCCAAAAAACTTTATTGGAACAACTGCGCGAATTTGCTAAATTATTTAATAAAATAAGCAATTAATTAATTAACAAAACTATATGGAAAATTTTTTACCGCAGGATTATGCGATACCTTCCAACAAGGGGTATATGAAGCTAAAAACAGGGGAAAATAATTTCAGGATTATGTCTCCGGCTATTATTGGCTATGAGTATTGGACTAATGACAATAAACCGGTCAGGTCAAAGGAAATGTTTAAAGAAACTCCTGATATTAAAGTAGATAAATTTAAAAGGCCAACTAGGGTTAAGCATTTTTGGGCTTTTATTGTTTATAATTATGAAGATAGGGCTATTCAAATCTTACAAATTACGCAATCAACTATTCAGGAGCAGATAAAAGCCATTATAGATAATAAAAAATGGGGAAATCCGATGATGTATGATATTACCATTAATAAAGTTGGTGAAGATTTACAAACTTCTTATTCGGTGGTGCCTAACCCCCACTCTGACTTGGAAAAAACTATTAAAGATGAATTTAAAAGCAAGGTTATTGATTTAGATAAACTTTATAGCGGAGAGAACCCCTTTGAAGGCGAGTCATTAATTGAAGCAGAAGAAGGAGAAGAAGATATTAATGTTAATGATATACCTTTTTAATTCTATGGAACTAAAATTAATTTTTTTAGGAGTCCCTGTTTCGGTAAATCAAACTTATAAAACCAGATGGGGGCAGAGTGGTATGTATGTAGATAATAAAGTTAAACAATATGGGGAAGAGGTTTATTGGCAAGCTAAAAGCCAATATAAGAAAAAACCTTTGGATGAGCTTTTGGAAGCCAGTTATTACTATTTTTATAAAGACCAAAGAAGGCGCGACCATCTTAACTCCAATAAAATTTTAAATGATAAATTAAATAAAGTAGTCTGGGAGGATGACTCGCAAATTGTCATTTCTCATCACTATACTCTTTACGATAAAAATAATCCGCGTATAGAGTTAATTATTAAAACTATATGAACACATTATTTGACCAAATTACCGGTAAAAAAACTTGGCTATTGGAAAAGTGGTATCAAAAAACTTTTTATGTCAGCGGTATTATTTATTGGATATTTTTTCTCTTGGGAGTATTAATAGCTATTATGGATGGTAATAATTATTAAAATAAAACTATGAAAACAAAAACAAAGTATCAAACAAAAAAAAGAAAAACACAAAGACAAAGACGAGTAGAACTAATCTTAATGACCGCCTTTATAATCGGAGTGGCAGTTATCGGAGCAGCTACCAAACAAGTGGAAGCTGATATTAAGCCGACTGAGATGGCGATTTACAAGCAGAAAGAAAAAGTTAAAGAGCCGAGTATGCGAGAGTGGGTGTTAAACCGTTTTAAAGAAGAGGGCTTAAATGTCTCCTTGATTGAATGTA